GACGCTGATCCCTTTTGCATAGTTAGTATGCGCTCTACCTTGGAACGCGCCGTTATATCCAAGCGTCGGAATCACATCAACAGATTTCAATCCTGGATATGCCCCCTGAGCCAAATTCACCGTTTCCGACAAACCGAGGTTTTTCACAAACGCGTTTTTGTCGGGAATGTCAGCGCCGTTTTGGTTTTTGGCCAGCTTATTATTAGCGTTGTCATTCACATCAGATACAAGCTTCTGAGTTGCAGCAAGAGTATTGCTACCGCCTGTTTTGTCCGTGAGTTGAGTTATTCCTTTTTGGGTTAATGAGGCGTCGTGAATTTCAACAGCGCTGTTATCAATTAACTTTTTGATAGCAGCAAAAAGCTGACTGTCATTTTTACTATCTAACTTAATTCCCGATCCTTGCACGGCATTAATTAATTCACGCTGAACGGTATTAAACCAGCCAGCGTCTAATAATGTGGGCGCAATACCAGCGGCAACATTGCCATTCGTGAATTCACCGTTTTTATCTGCGGTATTTGTAATATCACCAATTTTTTGCATAGCAAAACCTCACTCATAAAGTGATTAGAAAAAAATAAATAAAGGATTATTTAGTTGCTGTAACCGAATTGTAGAATTGTATGAGACGGACAAAGACGATTAAATTGACACTCCAGTCGTTTATTACCCCACGACCGTAGCGGATCACCGCAATAACTCCCACCAGCTACAGCATAGAAAATAGTAGTTTTGGGTGCGTTAATTCTCCACGTAAACGGCCAGTCTTCACCATTCAAAGCCTCCCCGCAAACTGACTGTCCCACCCGCGCTTGTCTGTACTCAGTAATTGTGATGGTATAACCCATTGTTTCGGCCAGATTAATAAAAAACTCTTTTGACTGCCCGCCATCTCTTAATAATCGCGAAACAACTGTTTTCTGTCTTAATGGGATAGTATCAACTTCTCCGATACCGCAATCATCGGGCAAACCTAGTGATTTTTCCCATTCAGGCAGCATAATAGTAGCAGTTGCCGGGAAAGCCCCATCAATCAATCCCCACGCATCGCGATCACTTCGGTAATATGAATGAGCAATCGCTCTCGTTATTGCATTCATAACGGATGAGGGTTGACGAGTCCATGCTAGACCGGATGGCAATAGCCCGTTCAGCGCTGACATATAGTTTTCTGCACTATATCGACTCATGTATAGATAACCTCCCCACGCAGCGGCAACTCCCCGATCCCAAGTTTGATATTGCTTGTCGGATTCGTGATAACAAATCCTGCCGTTCCCGGCACGTCAGCAATCGCATATTGCAATTCGGAAATAAGAACTCTTCCTGTTCCGTCAGGATTTCCGCTTTCAAAAAATACATTATCAATAGCGGCTGCAATAGCATTCGTTACATCACGACTAACATACGATATCCCATTAATTGTGATATCAATTTTACGCTGAATTGGAGAGCAAACCCACACTAAAGCAGTGACTGGCTGTAATGGGTAAATATAATCAGCAACCCTTTTCTGGTCTCCAGTTGCTGACGTACCGTAGTTTTCTAAGCTTGAAAATCCATCAGTGCCGGTTGGGAAGCCGCCTTTTCCATTGTTATCGCACATAATGTAAATGCCAACGGTCCCTGCGCCCATTGCTCGCCGACGAATCCACACACGAGTAATACCTGGTACAGACAGCGCCCACAACTTATAGTCATCATCAGAGCCACCGGACAAAAGTCCTTGATATGCCAATAAAATTCGGGAACGAAAATCATCTTCATTTTCAATATCTGCCCCACCGATAATCGGTGTTACTGCTTTTCCCTGAACATCCACCCCCGCAATACTCTGATCGAGTGTTAGCGCTGTTCCCGCATCAGCATTACCCGCACTTCCTCCGCCTGTTGCATCATCAGAAATGTCGGGCAGAATTGCTGTTATCAATGCATTAGCCGTACCATTTTGAGCAATACGGACATCATAAAGTGTTTTGTATTGATAGCCGTCACCGCGATTGAGTATTGTCCCCGTTGGAATCATCGTCTCTTCAACACCGGTAAACAAATAATCATTACAAACAGCCGCATTGGCAGGTTTACGAAAGACTTTTTTCATTGCCCCCCAACCCGCGAGATGTTCATCAGTTGCAGTAAAGGGCGTAGTTTGTAATGCGATATAGTCAAGATAGCCGTAGTGTAAATGAGCCATCCCCGCGTCCATGTCAGCAAGAACGCCCATATTTGAATATCTTAGCAATGTACCAGCATCATCAAGTTCAGACTGTAAAAAGCTGCGGTTCTGCTCCCGTAGCTCAGATAGTGTTTGTCGTTTAAATGGCATTATGTTGTTCCCATACCCAGAAAAATCTTAGGTCTTCACTCTCTCTTCCGGGGCGCTGATAGCGAATAATCATATTTAAGCGATTTGGATAAACGATTTGAGTGTTGATATTTACAGAAGCGACAACGCCATCGTCTAACATCCACTGCAAAGCTTCACGCGCGTAATCTTCTGCTTTCAGTGCGACTGCGGTAGTGAGCTTTTGACGACGTATCAACCACAATCGCGAACCGATTTGATAATCCGAGCCGACATCACCCCACCAGCCCTTTCTGTCAACTCCGTCAATTTCGTCATCACTACGGGCCTGTCTATCTGTGAACAAACTGATTATCATTGCCGTTTGTAAATCGTTGCCCGTAACCAGATCCCCGTTACCCGCTAGCCAGTCAGCATGGATATGCTCAACATCCCAATAAGAGGTAATATCACTCATTTCACTGGTTCCCCTGTTTGCTGACTTGTTACTGTTGAGCCGCCAGATTCCACACCGGACACTTTATGCGTGTGCCTGTTGTAAGATTCGCGTAACTGTTTCATTGTTGAAGAGTTACTATTGCAGTTGTCAACGATATCACCTGTAACTTTTAGAATTGGCGTATTGCAAAGTACAGATTCGCTAGCGTTAATTGTTACCTGTGTTGCATTATTTACAGTCACTGACTGCCCTTTCGCCTCTATCGTGATCCCTGATTCAGTCAGCAAGATATGCAAGCCCCACTGGTTGTACAGCACCACTTCTCCGGGGTTTAAATTCTTATGCCGATATTTTTTATTGTTGCTTGCAATCACTACAGCGCTGGAACGATCCCCTCCAAGATAGCCGATAACAACATCAGTTCCGGGCGGCAATGCAGACGAGAAGCCAAATTCAGCCATTCTTGCAGTGTTATCGCGGACTTCTATCGGCGTCTGATACTGAACAACTTGAATGTTTCCGCTATCGCGCGAAGTCTTGATTTTTCCAAGACCTAACATCATTTCAACCCGGCGAGATAGCTTTCTGATTGCATCATTCATCATCTGATCGTCTCTCTTAAAATTGCGTAAAACTCATACGGCTGTACGGCAAAAGCCGCTGGAGGCATTAAAACTAATTGCGCTTGCGTGCCATTATCGCCGTTACGTGTATATGTCACTTCCGACAACAGCCATTGTTCGTTTTCAAGACCAAAAATAGGCATATGGATAGGGATCAGCGTGTTGGGTTGCCACAACTTACCGCTACTATCTCTCCACGAATCAACGGTCACTTTCAGCACTTTTGAGCGCCCGTAGCGACGGTTCATTTCCCAATCAATAGATTCTTGCGACCGTTTAGCTGATATGAGTGTACTTTCTATGATGGTGACATAGTTTCGATAGCGCATTTTTTTAGCTTCGGGATCACTTGCTGTAGCCAAAGTGACGACATCATAACCGCTATCATTGCTTGTTTCGTTCAATCCACTTATAGCAAATGAAAGTCCGGTATACTCAGAAAAACGTTCATTCATTGAACTATTATAATCTGATGTTTCAACGTTCTTACCCTGCTCAACACCACTCGCGGCTAGTTCCGTGCCTACTCGTGTCATGATTAAATTGCCGTCCGGCAAGTCGTAGTAAAGAAGAGCGGCAAAGCGGGTAACGCGATCAATGACTTCTTGTGATGACTCACCCCAATTCAACGTGAACTGGGGAACAATGGGCATATCATCAACATCAGAAGTCACTTGAATGTCGTACCATTGCGCGAGTTTTTGAGCAATCTGTAGCGGAGTAGCTTGACTGATAACGTTGTTAGGCCACTTTGCCGAGCAATCTACTAAGTCCTGACATTTGCCCCTGCCCGATACTTTTATCTCGTGTTTATTCTTGGAAACTGATGGGTTCCAGCTATCGATATATCCCGTTACCACTCTGTCATCACCCAAAAACACTTCGCATTTTTCACCGGGTTCTACAAGCTGCTTCTCATCATTGCCGGGGTAGTAATCCATTAACATTAAATCAAAATCCGATGGCAGCCGTTCAATACCTCTTGTCACCCGTACACTGTCCCACCCAAAGATGCGGCGTCCGCCGATCACTAACGAAAGTTCATCACTCTTCATTGCTTCAGCGCCTTAAATTTAATGGGCATAAATGCCGGGTGAATAGGGGAAACGGCTTGTATCAACTCATCACTGCGTTCAGCATCCTGATAGATTCGATTAGCAATATTTAAGACCGGCAAGACTGACGGTAAATTAAACTGCGTCAAACGTCCTTTTGCATCTTTCAGTGAGAAACTTTCAACAAATTCATAACGTAGCTGAACAAGGACCTGGAAAACATCATCGGCGGCCAAATCACCGGCTTTAATGATCGCGTTGTCAAGAGACTTACAAACACGCCGCTGAATTGTTGCGGCCTCATCACGATTAGCGGGGATCAGTTCGCTTGCTGTTTTTGCCATCGCCCCGGCAGACAGAACAACGATCAATAACGTGGTGGCTTCTGCTACATTCTTATCGACACTACTTTGCTGATATTGCGTATTTTTAAAGCTGGCAAGATTTTCAAATACTCGCACTTTCTCTGTCGTACTGCCGGTTGTATTAATGATTACGTTAATGACTAATTGCACTCCAGCAGCCAGCCCCTCAATTGAGTTAGCCTCATTGAGTTGTGAGAGGGCTTTTGATATTGCCTCTCGTCCCATGACCGCCCCGGCCATTTTCTCATTGACTACATTTTTATAGTTTTCACTGTCATTGTTTCGCAGTACAACACCAGTGGCTCCCGACACAGAACCGCCGATTTTCCCGCGGCTGTAACGGCTATAACGTTTACTACCAAAGGTGGAGTTCAACATGTCACTGAGATTGGTCACTTCATCAATTGACGATTGCACCATCTTTTCCCAGAAATTGACTGTCTGCTTGATGGTTTTAACGGCTTGTGTGACAGTGCGGATCTCACCTTTCACCATAGAGATGAATTTTGCGGCTGTCGTTGTAGCCGTTCTGAGCCAATTGGTATTTACTTTGCTGTCTGCCGCCGTGCTATTTGTAATAGCAAAGACTTTCAGACCAGATTCAATCACTGTGAGAGTGAACTCAAACACCCGGCCATTGTCCGCACTTTCATTTACACGCAAGCCGGACTCAGTGACGCTGACTGTTAGTTCTCCAAGTGTGGGATGTATCAGCGTCCCGTTCGCCCCTTCTTCACATGCCGCCACCAAGTTATTACGCTGTGTGATCACATCCGGCGCGGAATACACTTTACTGCCTTGAATGATAAAACCGCGAAGAGTAATCTTTCGGCTACTGCGGCCAAGGTCTTCAATCCATGCTGTATCGCGGTACGGATATTCATGTACCGCTTGCCGTCTGCCGAAAACGCTCTCCCCGGATACTACAGCAAATGGTACTCCCCGAAACGACGCCGGGTGTAAATTTTCCTTCCATGACCATTCCTGATCTTTCCCCAAAAATGATGAAATGGCGTCTTTAATCAATGGCATATCACCACCTTGTGGTTATTTTAGATACAAAAAACCGCAATTAAGCGGCCAGATATGAAAAAGCCACCTTATCGGTGGCCTTGAAAGGGGTCACTTCTTTATCTTATAGAGCGGAATGTTGATCTGCGGTATTCCCATTCTGCTACATGCCGACTGAACGTATTCTCGCCAATACGGCCAAACGTTGAAGGCTACATTATTTTCAGAAAATGCTTTTAGTTCGTCGCCTGTAAGCTTGGTTTCAGATAAATAAGTGGCATCAAAGACCACTTCTATTCCAACAGTGACATCCTCAGACTCTGATTCTTCGCTGCTTAATGAGTCCACTTTCAGCAATCTTATCCCTACAGAATACTCAAATATATAACAATGCCTGTTGTCTTCCTCGGAAAGAAAAACCTTTATTCTTGATACATCGCCGTAAGATTGAGTCTTGTGATCCTCATTGAACAACTCTGATAATACAAAAGAAGAATGAGCCTCCTCAGAAAGCTTAAAACTTGACTCCCGGATATTGACATTAACAATATGTAATTTGTTTTGAGCATTAATGAGTTCGGCATTCATTATGCTGCATCCTCATAGCTAAGATGTGCTGATGTCAGTTCTATTGTATCCGATTGAGAAATTTTTCTGTTCTTTTCCTTCCCAAGAAAAATACCTACGCAATTATCATCATTACGCCAATGTTGGTGCCTTTTTTGTTCTTTATCAATAGGTAAGGAAACATCCCTACCCTCTATAGTAATTGTTATATTTGGTTTTGCACCCAAAACAAAGCAGATGTCTGATAGCGTTCTGAGCGTCATGTTTCTTGAGCCGCTAAGGACCTGAGAAACATACGATTTTGTTTTTCCAAGTTTCTCGGCCAGCTCAGATTTTTTAATGGATTTATCTTCCATAGCAAGCAAAACATCTTCTGTTACGTTAAAAACAAGTTCCTCTTGCGCAAACAACATTTTTTCGTTGTTAAAAACGTGATCATTTTTCATGTCCATCCTCCTCGATTCTTCTCCAGTTAGAGTGGATCTTGCGGATGTTAGATTTGTTTAATTTTTGGTAATCTTTGTATATATAATGGCTTATAAAACAAACGCCACTTTTAGCTTCTGAATACCACAGATAACCCCTTATCGGGATTCTTTTAAGAGCATAAAATTTTTTATTAGATGGAAGGCTGCCTTCGCTAACCAAAGTATCAGAAGTCATTCTTTTGCCATCCGCAAGGCGTTTTATTTGAAGGACTATCTGCATTTCCATGTTTCTTGCCTTTTGCTTAACCAAACTTTTGGCTGATTCGTAAAAGCTTTCAACGGCACCAACGCAGTGGATTACAGTAAACTTTGAGCCATAGTATACAGGCTCTAGCTTCCCCTCGTCTTCCATCATCATCCTTAGCTCATAGTTAATATATATGTTAACTTTATTTTTATGTCAATGTGAATTATTGTGTAGCTTCTTTCACGTGACATTAATCTCAAAGTGCCATTCATCAGATCCCTTGGTACAGGGCGCTCTTAATCTGACTAACATTTGATCATTGTTACATTTTTTAATCTATCAGACAAATAAAAACACACTTAAACTAAATTAGACCATCCTTGGCTTCGGGGGTTGTAACCTTTTAAGCTGCCTGTGCGGTAGTGAACAAAATACTTGCATCAGTCCCAAAATGGGACTATCATAACTTTATGAAAATTATCTCAGTCAATACATTAAAGCAGTTCTGGGAAATCTATCCCGATGCTGAACAACAGTTGAGAGCTTGGGTTGACGAGGCCAAAAAATCCGTATGGAAAAGCCCCGCTGACATTAAAGCGCAATACCGCAATGCGAGCATCCTGAAAAACAGTCGCGTAGTATTTAATATTAAAGGAAATAGTTATCGTCTAATCGTTTCCATTTTTTATCCCATCGGCTGGGTGTACGTAAAATTCATTGGCACACATAAACAATACGATGCCGTAGATGCCAATACCGTAGAACCGGAGTAAACAATGAATATTAAACCCATTAGAACAGAACAAGACTATCAAGAAGCATTAAAAGCTATCTCACCGATGTTTGATAATCAGCCCGAACTTGGATCTCACGAATTTGATTATATGGAAGTCATGGTTTTGCTGATTGAAGCTTATGAGACTGAACATTTCCCGATTGACCCACCAGATCCAATCGAGGCCATAAAATTCAGGATGGAGCAATCCGGGTTAACAGCAAAAGACTTGGTGCCAGCTATCGGAAAAGTAAATCGTGTTTATGAAATACTTAATCGCAAACGTAGCCTTACGCTGCCGATGGTATGGAACTTACATAAAATGTTCGGGATACCTGCGGATAGCTTAATAAAACCGGCAAAACACGTTTAGTATGATGGCTCAAATCTGAGCCATCCTTATCTTTTGAGTTAATATTTCCAGCTATTTTCCATGCTCATGAAGTTTTCTCTGTGAATGATGAGATAACCGGCTTTTTGAGCTAACTCCATGAACGTGTTTAACGTCAGTACGTGGCTATCAGGGCGAACTATTTGACAACTATCAACCGCATTGTTACACATCGTGATTAGTATCTTGCCGTTTTCAGGGAACTGGATGCCGTTTAAAGATGGTGAGGTCTCTTTACCAAGATATTCACCCTCAAGGACTAACTTGTGAACATACTCAACAGCTTCGGGGATTTTCTCCGCTGGCAATTGATCAATGCTAGAAACGTTGAAACGCTGATGAATGAAACTATAAGCTTCTGGATACATCAACCCGCGCTTACCCACAAGCATATTTACAGCGTCACGTAACGGAGTGCGTTCGTCTGTTGTGGTTTTAGTGGATGTTGCCATTATATCTTTTTGACTGAAATAACAATCTTCCAGTTTTTCGAAAACATCCCATGCTTTATCCGTATCAAGCATTTTAGCATGACGAGCCGCTCCGCGTTCGGTCCATAAAGTTAAGCTTCGGGCACGTTTACCGATTAACTGAATGCCGCTTTCAACAGAGTAGCTTAAAGATACTCTGTTTTTAAGCTCTTGTAATTCTTTACCTTTTAGAATAAAGAAATGTTTTCCTTCGCTAAATCTATCAGCATTTCTAGCGTGGTTCTGACGAATTCGTACAACATCTGTTGTATATAGTTCTGCCAGTAACTCAGTTGTGATTACTGGAATACTGTTATGAATGATAGCCTGGAGGTTTTGGGCTGAAATTTGATTAGTCATTGCTGACTCCTTGTATCTTTTTCGAAGAGAAACCACATGATGGTGCCGGGAGGTTCGAAACGGCTACAAGTACCGCGGACTTATTCCCCTTTCGGGTGTTGTATTCGTCGCCCTCCCGACCTTGATCGGGGTGTGGCCGCGCACTGCGTCCACTGAATGACAGACATAAAAAATCCAACGCTAACGGGGTTGGTTTGATCCGCTTGTAAGAGGTTTCGAAGCCTCGTAAACGCAAGATAACTCCAGAGAGTAATCCTGTCAACAATATTTCTTGCTGAAAGAATGTATCAATAGTGTTATGCATTTCATTAATTGCTATACTCGTCATGTCGGTTTTCCTCTAAGATTTCCGGCTACTATAAGACCCCATTGGTGCCAGCCTTTGGGGTTTTGTCATTCTGGGATTACTATCCCTTCATTTTTTAGCGATTCCTTCACTCTCCGAAGAATTTCCTTACTCAAAGATCTATCACCCGCATCAGCTATCGATTGAAGAATCTCTTTTAGCTTTGTCGGCATCCGAACAGATACTGGTTCAGCTACTTTCATTAACATCTCCTTTGTATGCTTTTGTATGTGGTATGCATACATATTAATTAGGTACGTATTGATAGTCAATAGGTACGCACTTAATCTATCTTGTAGTTAACTGAATAATAGAAACTCATAATGATCAAGCGACCATACAAGCACCCTCAAGTTAATTTAAGACTTCCTATTGAATTAAAAGAGGAAATAGCAAAGATTGCTGATAAAAAAGGGCAATCTCTTAACGCTGAAATGGTTGCAGCCATTGAAAATTGGGTTTCTCAAAACTCAGACATAGCTCACAAACCAAGCATAGAAGAAAGATTGGTTTCTATTGAGTTGGATGTTGAAAAAATCAAAAAACTGATAGAAACCAAGAAATAGTTGATAAACTCCGCTTATGAGGTGTCTCATGGAAAAAATAAATTTTCTCGTGCAAGGATCAGCAGAAGAACCATATAAAGTCACTTTTACAAAGGATGTAAAAGAGTTCCTAGCATTCTGCACTTGTCCCGCAGGAGAAAACGGAATGTACTGCAAGCATAGGATCAACATAATAAACGGAGATACCCGAAATATTGTCAGCGACAATATTCAACAAGTGAATATCATTGCAAAGCAATGGCTACCAAATTCATCCATAGAGGCTGCGCTTGAAGATGTCAAAAGAGCTGAATCTCTGCTAGATGATATAAAAAGAGCATTATCACTTGCGAAAAGGAATGTCGCTAAAGTGATGCACGGCGGATAAGGTTTATTATCAAAGCCCCAATAGGGGCTTACTGCGAGCCTGCACCAGTTCCTGGTCCATATCGTTTTTCCAGATTGATCACTGTCTTATATATATCATAAGAATATATTTTGAATTCACCATCTATAGCCAAAATTATGTGAGCATCCTCTCCCCGAGGGTAAACAATGGCTCTGTCTTGGTCTAGAATGGAAAATTTCATAATAGGAATGCTCTCCCCGTTTCCATTCCTAGTTAGCGTCAAAAAATCAGTATATTTATAACAGAGCGTACCTTTATTTTCATAAAATCCATTAATATCAAAGTGACAGTCAGGACGCAATAAACCAAAAGCAAAAGGAGCACTGATGGGGATACCAATTGCTAATACACGCATTGTTGTTCGAAACGCTGTTTTCTTTCTTCGAAAAGATAAACAAAATGCAATTGCAAATAAAAAAACAAGCGCTACCATAATTTGCCAAACAGACACAAACACCTCTCATCCAAATCAAATGACCAATCATTATTCAGGTGCTTGACGAAATCAAGGTTAAACTACTAAACAACATTAAAGGCGCTCTAAAACAATCTTGTCATGTATTACGGATATTGCATGGAGGTTGTTACCCGACCTCCGGTTTTTGCATTAAATTGTTGCCGTTCTCCGGTCTTACTGTTGACTAGTGTAATTTCTACCTGAAACTTGTTTTCACCAATCGTTGATTGAATGGCGTCGGCTATATTCTGAGCAAGCTCGCTATTATTTGCTTGATTTGCAAAAATAGAGGGAGGTCTTTTGTCCGATTCAGGCAGTACAGGTTGATTAATCATGCGCTGTTGATTTAGATAATATCTGTCACGCAAACCCTGCCATTTTGGGTCAAAGATAGCAGCGGTTATTGCATCTGTAATCTCTTTTTGGCTGAATGGCTGTTGACCATGATTTTCTTGTTTAATAATAGCTACCATCAGCTTCTCTAATATTGCGGGATCATGCATATTTAACTGTTGATTGGGAAGAAAGCCTGTCTCGTTTGAGACAAAGTTAATATATGCCTGCGTATTATTTCTATCTATACCTCTCGCGGGCGCATGAGTACTGATTGTGCTATTAACAGTATCCTTTCCTCTATCGCCATTGAGCATTAACTGGCGAGCTAATGCAGAGAGGCCATCATGACTATTATCGAACTTGACAAATGTTCCACTTTTTCCTTGTACATATCCAACGCCGTTTGGAGCGTCACGCACATTTCCCGGATTTTTAATTCTCAAGCCAAACGAATCTTTTACTGGTTTTCCGTAAGGATCGGGATATTTTGGAGGTTCTATTTTTGCCGGTTCTGGGATTTTTTGGGGTTTGGGAATATTATCTTTTATTTTATCAGCATCATGTTTGCGCTTTTCTTTTTCCCATTCCGCACCAAATCGATCATTAATTTTTTTCTCTAAATCCTTATCAGGTTCACCCCACTGTAAAGAATATCTTTCTCCAAATGAAAGACTTTTCATGAACTTGACATCGTTTAACGCCCTATCGCGTAAATCGCCTTTTTTGTAACCGCTAAAAAGAGTATCGGAATAGGCCTCCCTCTTTTCTGCCTGTTCCTTCATATAATCATAACCATCTCCTAATGCGAAATTAGCAAACGCAATTTCAGCTCGATCCATTATTCCTTCAAGGCGGGCGTCTAACTCATTATTTTTATCATTATATTGGTTTAATTTGTCATTATCGGCTTGTGACCTAGTTAACCCATCTCTATCGGCCTTACTCAATAGTTCTTGATATGTTTCTGGTCCTTTACGTGCCAGCGCTAATCCATGTTCATCTAGGCCGATTTTTTCAGCAATAGTATTTTGAACATCGGATGGATATTTTTGCATAGCCTTAACAACTTCTGGGAAGGTCTTGTACACATCAATCGTTCCGTGCTCATTCTCATAGAGAGGAACCCCCATCTTTGTTAATTCCGCTCTGGCTTCATCGCGCCTTCCTTGTAAAGGATGATTTAAAATTCCATAAAAACTTTCTACTGATTTTTTAGCATCATCAGCGCTAATACCAAGGTATCTCATTGCCCCGGCTATCCGGGTAAAATCCGGGACACTCATTGCGGAGTTTTGAGCGGCCACATCAAGATCATAGGCTTTCTTTCCCATATCATTCATCAACTGAAAGCCTTTTGATATACCACTAGCCGCTATCCCTATGCCGCCAATTTTGGCTCCTATCCCCATATATTTCGTTGCAAGTTCACCAAAATTTTTAAGTGGTGGCACCATGTCACCGAGATGCTGAACATTATCTTTAGCATAACGTGACATATCCCGTAATTTAGTTCCAAGAGTGTCCACCCCTTCTGTTGACTTAGAGCCGCCAAATTTCAACCATTCTTGAGTTTTTGCTAAGTTGGGGTTGAGACTATTCAACTTTGCATTAATTTCATCAATCACTTTCGTGACATTCTCATCAGCGTTTAGCTCAAAATCGAAAGCGTTAGCCATCGTTTCGCTCCTTACTTATCCGGTTAGCCTGTTCAACCCACCATTCAAGGCGTGATCGAGTTAAGAGCCACGCATCACGCGGCCCCCAACGATAGTGGAATGTGACGTCAGCGGCTAGTTGTTGCCAGCCATTGAGCGCTTCGAGTCCAAAAAACCTAAAAGGAACTCTTGGCACTGATGAAAATCACTGATAGCCATCTTTTTCAACACTGATTCCGGGATGCCTGATACTAAAGAGAGTAATAGACGCATAGCTGAAATTGAATGATTGGATTTGTTCTGTGATTCATAAAACTGCTCGACTTGAATCAACACTGGCTCTTTCAAATCAATCTGCTCGTAGCGGACTTTGCCGTCATTGCTTTCAATTGGGGTGTTTAGTACGATAGTTTTAGTGGTTTCTAACATGTTGATTCTCCAAATTAATTTTCGGTTACCGACGTGCCTTCCCAGCGCACTTCGAATGTTGCATCTTCGCTATTGACTTCTTGGGTGTTAACCGTCCACATCCCTTCGCCAATGATCGTCTTACCGTTCGCCAGTTCGGCAACGATAGTGACATTAGTCTGATTATTAAAGTCAGCAACAGTTGTCCCGCCACTGTCCCTCACTTTGCATGAGATAAAACCCGCTTGCGGTTTTTCTTTGTAGCCGTGTACGTAGTCCATGCCCGTGAGGGTTTCTCGTGTGACAGTTGAGGGACTCCACGTAAAGTCCCCCGCCACCATGATCGAGATCCCATCGACGGTGACATAAGCGGTACCCGCCAGCCGTTTTGATGTATTTGCCATTTTTTTTCCTTATGCTGCCGGTTGTAAGCGGAATTGGTTAAGTAGCGCAAAGACACGTAACTGATTGATGAGTGTACCTGTCCACAGGACGTCGATTCTGTTCGGATTTTGTGGATTGATATCGACAATCAGCCCGTTCGCAAAGCTCTTCGAATCTTGCACATAGCCGTTGTATTCCAATGTCCGGTACTGCGCGATAAGCTCCGCGCGGATAACATTCGGCGTCACAATTGCTGAACCCGGCGCATAGCGGCTGGCGTCTTTCACTAGTTTCATCCGTGCAAATTTGCTCGTGATTTGAGTGCGGATATAGCGCGTGACGTACATCAGCAAATACAACGTCTCAACTTCCAGATAGCTATCGTCATTATCGCCAAAGCTATTCTTTTGATAAGTCGTGATGATGTTTTCGACCTGAATTGTGCCGTCATCAGCAACCGTAAACGTTGAAATCCCGCTGTGTAACAGATTGTTACGTTCGATTAAGTCAAGCTGGTCCTCAGATGCCGGAGCTAATACGCCACTTACGGGTAATGTCTGTAGCGGCCTACCGGGGTCGTTACGTAAGCTTGGAGCAATCGCACCCGTCAACGCCGCAGCCCAAACGTAATTCGGCGTCGGTGATTTAGTGACACCCAACAATGTTTCATGCTGATAATTTCTTTGCTCACCGAAGTTAGCCAGCTCACCGTATGCGCCACTGATCGCACTAAATGAATGACCGTAAAGCTGCTGTTCCCACGACCATCTCCCGACCGTATCAGACAAAAACGCTTTCACATCATCAAGAGAAGCGGTATCAGTGTATGGGTTGGCAATAAAATCAAAGGAACGGTCTTTGAGATTGCCCAATGCGTTTTTGAGATCGGGCGCACCCGCCCCGCCTGACATTGACGTAATTTTTAGCTCCATGCCTGCCGGAGTAAACTCTCCCCCAGACTGACCACGGTAATTTAGCCGTAAATCAATACTGTTGCCCGCCGCACCTTTATTCTTCGCAGTTAGCGTCACAGTATCCGCTGCGTCATAAGTGACAGCAGCGATAACCGGCAGTGTCACTTTTTTGTTAATCGCGTCTGACAATGCAGTGGCCACTTGTTCGGCTTTGTCTGTTGCAACTACAGTGACTTGCACGCGCTGACCGCCGATATACAGCGAGATAACGCCGGTATCGGTTGCTGGACTTGAGACTTTTACACTGCCTTTGGCTGCGACCATGCTATCAGCATCTTGAAGGGGCAAAACCCAGATTTCTGCGGCTTGATCATTAGCGAAATAAGCTTCGGTCATGCTATGAAGCATGGAACCATTGCCGTATAAATTAGCAACTTGAGCTGCGGAAGAAACACGCTCCGGGATATCGGACTTTGCTGTAGACGTACTCAACATTTGCCCAATGATCAGTGTGCGCTGTGTCGCAATTGCGCTGTTCGCCATTGAGTTGTCGAATTCGACATAAAAAAGCGGTGCCCGGATATTGTTGGGCACACGTGAAAAGGGTACGGCCATTATTCATTCTCCTTATCCTTCTTTGCTGCTTTTGTTTCAGCATTGGGATGACATATTTCAACGTCACCGTCTCTTACGCGACGATGCCAGAACAAGCTGTCTTGCACTTCTGTGCAACCTTCGGGCAAAAAAACGCCTTTTACGGGATCGCGTACGCGCCTCCCGATAACGGGTTTTACAAACATGGGTTACTCCTGAGAATTAATTCGGAAAATTAACTCGAAAATGAGGTTCGGGGGTGCCGTCAGGCATAGCGATTGTGACGTCCATCTCGTCCAGTTCAGCCGCTTCAATTTCGTAGAAATCTTCCGGGCCTTGGTAATATTCGATGTCTAATTCCATCAGCAATTGCGCTGTATGTCCTTCCCCGCCCGCATCAATATCTATTGTTGAACGTATCTGTTGATATTGTTGCGTCTGACGAGTGAGTTCATAACTGTTAATGACCGCTCGCTCTATCTGTTCGCGTAACCGTTCGAGAGACTCCTCTGCTTTAACTGCCCCATCGTCTTCCGCTTCGCTGTCTAACTCTTGTAGACGCCCGGTAATACGGACTGTGGTGACAGTGTTAAACTGGGGTACATTACGTCCCAGTGAATTTTTAACGTCGATAGGAGTTTGAACAAGAATAACTGGATACATATCTTCCGTTGTTGACCAGTCGCGTGGTGAATAAACCCGAGCTTCTGCGTCTGTCTTATGTTTGAGTGCGTCGATGACTAATGCTCTGATACCGGCTGCGTTCATGATTTCACCTTATTAAGAATGAGTTTTGTCCCACCGTGGCTGTCCGACTGAGTATCTGCCACGGCAAACAAGGTGTTGACAGGAACGCCGCCAACTATGCCAACAAATACCCGATCCCCCCTTTTCGGCGGTGCCTGAAACTCAGCATCGCGCACCCCAAGTACGGGAGATGTGGTATTGATAGTGCTAGTGTCATCTAATGATTCGACTGTTTGAGTATATGCTCGGTCAAAAATACCGTTTATAAAGTAGGGTTTTCCACTCGATGGCTTATATTCAACCATATCACCGAACACGTTGTGTAGCGGCTCAAGTAAATGCTGGTCCCAATTAATCCCCATTATCAAGCCTCATGACTGATTTTAACGCCGTCATCGACCGTAACGGTCGGGCCATGTTGAATAAGGGCTTGTTGCCTCAGTTTGTTAACGTCAGCAACAACCCCCAATTCAATCAAGCGATCCGCGTCTTCCGGGCTTAGAATGAGTTGCACGAGCTCTTTGTATTCTTTGCCGTTATGCTTAACTGTTTGGCCTTTCAGCACAACAACGATTGCCTGACCATCAGAAAGGTTTTCCTGCTCGCCGGCATCGGGAACAGCGGGATCTTCTTCCACCGTTTCTATCTGATAATCCGGCAACTTTTGTCCGTCCACCATTAATTCGGGCGGTAAGCCGCCCAGTTCGGTTTCTTGTTTATTCTTCGCCATATCACACCACCGTTGCACATAATGCAGCATTCACCCGGCTTGGAATGACCAACGGAGCGGATTGCATCATGAGATAACGTTGAGCGGGATCTTCAATTAACCAGCTCTTGGGCGCAAAAGCCAATGGCCCGTAATTAAATGCAGGATCAAGAATCAAGCCAAACGCACGCGTTCCCATCAAATCCGCACTTGACATAATAACTGTGCCATCCGGCAGCATCGGTTTTTCAACATTATCAATCGGGTCAATAAACCAGTCGTTATATAACCAGAGATTGAAATTACCCCAAATCCCCTTAAATACAGCCCCTTTTTGAACTGTTGGGCCGATATTCACCTGATTACCAAACGGGTTCAACGCCGGGAAAGTTATTGCAGTATCCTTGATAGACGTATCAAGACGAAACGCTTTCCATGATGAAGATGTAAAAACCAAATCAGTTGGCACTGCGCCAGACTCTTTCAGAATTAACGTCTGCCAGACTTCAATATCGTCACTCGGCTGCGTGTTTGTTGTTCCCGCAGCGACTTTAGTCGGCCATTTGTCTGAACCACTTAATGTAACAGTTAAGTTAGATGAACGACCGAAATCAATCACGGTAGTTGGAAATCCATCACCAACAACTGTAATTTGTGATTTGACCAAAGCGTTAGCAGCCATCCACTCTAAGCGCCGGTTAATCATGTCGATTTGATCGGCCATCTCGAATTGTAAATTCAGCATTTCGCGTTCTGCTGCCGTGTACTCACCGCCAATGCGTTCCCCAATTTGACGCCGAATGGGTTTGCGTAAATCCGGAGCACGTTTATCTTTGATATACGCAGGCTTGAATGTGTTTGTCTGGTATTTACGGCTTTCAACCAGCTTTCCTTCAACAAGCGGCGAAACAAATGGCGACATACGGCGCTTACCAATGTCAACATCAATAGACACTTCCTCAGTTTCATAAGTCACTAAATTTGGAAAGAAACGGTCCAACAACCAGTTTTGACTAGTAATCAGATTCGGAACAATTTGTACCAGAACATTCGTATCGTAAATATTAATGTTACTCATGCAATATCTCTATGCAATGACTGGCAGCCTGGGCTGCCAGCCTGAATTTAAAACGAGCGCATTCCTGCCGGGTGAATGGCATTAAATGCAATAATGGGGTAATGAGATTAGGCTATCGGAGCCTGAATACTATCGCGTATGAAAATAGCAGAAGGACGTAACGCAGTTTTCAGATCTTCAAGTGTCCAGCTTGCATCAAAAATGAGTCTGTGTTGGTTAAATTCACCCATCAGATAAACACCGCAAGTCTTTGATTCTGTTGTTGTATCAACATCATCAGCGAGAATAGCGACGGGTTTCTCTCTGCCGTCTGTGCCTGTTTTAACACTCAACACATACTCTTTTAATTCAGTGATAAGCCCTAAAACCGTTCCTCGTTTCAATAATCCCACTTTTGCAATTGTCACTGTGTCAGTCACTAGTTGCAAAGGACCGGAGACTAGCTGATCGGGAACAAACATTGTTGATGTCATGCCCGGCGCAAATGGGTTTTGTCCGATTTGTTCCATTATTTTTTACCTTTTACAGAATTATAGAGACTGGTTGCATTAGCAACAATAGCCTCAACAGAGCCGCTAGCGGGTTGTCGGGCATCAGGCCCTAACCTGACTTGTTGTGCCTGTTGCATACGCTCATCTAACGAAGCGCGACGCGGGGCTGTTGCTGATCCCGTTAATGCTAAGGTGCTGATCGCTTCACGTGCTGACATGCGAGTATTGAACGCTAAATGCGCGGCCATGTCCGGTCTGCCCGCAGCATGTTTACTGCCGAAAATAGCAGCGCATCGCTTACGTTCGGCTCGGCGACCTTCTTCTTTATCGTCATTCTCTTCGGCGTCCGCATCATCATCGTCATCATCAGCGCGACGGGATTTAGCCTTTTTCCCTTTTTTAGATGATTTATCCTTATCTTTGTCGTCATCTTCCTCGGCATCAGGATCATCTTTGTCATCCTCATCAGCCTTGGTATCGTCATCTTCATCTTCGGCGTCTTCTTCGTCGCGGTCCTCTTCTTCGGCACGACGCGATTTCGCTTTTTTGCTTTTTTCTTTGTCATCATCATCTTCTGACGCTGATTTTTTGATACCCAATAAATGGGCGAAACTCAACTTAGACATGTATTAAACTCCTGATTCTCTCAGTAATTTTCGGAATGCAGCATCGGGAGTGATAACCTCGTCTGCTAATCCCAGACTGACACCCTCAGCGGCTAAAAAACAGGCTGCCTGAGTATCGCGAATAGTTTTTTCAGAAATGCCCCGATTGCGGGCAACCGTACTCACGAACAGTTTTCCCATCGCGTCTACGTCATCCTGTATTGCGTCGCGGGCCTGTTCAGTTAGCGGAACGTACGGGTTGCTTTCTGCTTTACGGTCCCCATAAGTAATTATTGTCACTTGCAAACCATCCTCTTTAATACGCTGCGACCAGTCGCAGTGAATGACAATTACGCCGACTGAACCCACACCTCCGGTGCGCGGGACATAGATTTTGTCTGCGGCACTGGCTAACGCATAAGCAGCGGAATAAGCGGCTTCGGATAAAATGGCATGAATGGGCTTTGTTCCTCTCGCTGAATAAATCTCGTCTACCAGATCAAAGCATCCCGCCACTTCCCCACCGGGTGAATCAATATCCAGACAGATACCATTAACTTCGGGATCATACAGCGCGGTAAGAAAAGATTGTCTGATACCGTCGTATCCCGTCATACCACTGTATGGACGCAAACAACCGAGTTTTTGCACTAGCGTTCCTTGAATCGGTATCACTGCAATCCCTTCCACAACGTCATAACCGGCATCGTTTTTAGGACGTGAAAAACCACCGTCATCGTCCCAATCCGACATAGCGTTAATTCGCGTGATGCCGAACCGGTCAGTCAGCGCAGCCATTACGACTTCGGCTTTGCGCGGATGTAGCGCTAATGGGGTGTTAAATAGCCGTTGTGCTAAATGTGGTAAATTCATTACTCCACCTTGGGATCTTGAATAGTTTTATCAGCGGGAGTATCAAGCTGGGCCCAGCTGGGCGGAGTTAGTCCGCGTTCTTTAAATGCATCGAGTTCACGCTTACGCTGATCGAGCATCTCTTCCCAGTCTTCACCGGCGTTTTCAGCCGCTTCCATTTCTAACGTAGATAAACCAGCATCCATCCCAAGAATTGCCCCCTTCTTCTCCGCGACAGGATCTACCCAACCCCGGCCCGGCCCCATCCACTGCGCACGGCAATAGGCGGCTCGTGCTTCAAGAAAGTCTGGTGCACCGGTTGGCAACGGTAAATCTTCTGTGTCGTGAATTTCTTCAATAAATGCGGTCAGAATGGGTTGAGCAAAGCCAATAGCGAAATCCGCACGACGACGTGTTAGCGTCTTGCCGGATTCTAACATGGCTGAACGTGACGAACTGTAGTTCACATCAGACCAGTCTTGCGTCACTTGCTGAGTAGATAACCCGGTTGCTGCCGCAATATTACGCAATGCCGCACTTTCGAAGCCTTCAAAGTTGCTATGTGGCCGTGCTGCATTCACGGTATTGATACGCTCGCCGGGGTACAGGATTGGGAGCCGCGCCCCGTTTTGTAATGATAAGCGGCGGTCATTGTGAAACTCGACGCGTCCCTGTTGATATGCGCCCAGATTCTCATCTTCACTTTCACCCAAGGCCGATTCAACTAATGCAGGATCATACGGGGATTCAATATAAGCGGCGAATATCGCATTGAGTATTGCCGCTTCAAGTTCTGACTGATCATACTTAATCAGCATTTTCAAACGCTGAACAACTGGCGTTAGAATGCCATTGCCCCGGTGCTGTGCTCCGCGTTCATGATCAAAGTCGTGGACGACATGTGGCCTACCCCATGGTGTTTCACGCGGCACACGCTCCCATGTCATCGTTTTTGCACCACTCCACCAGTCTCCGATATGAGCCTCTCGAATGTGATAAAAAACAGGTGCGCCGTCATCGTCTATTTCAACACCACCTCTTATATGTGGCATATCAAAATTTTGTTGTGGGTTGCTTAATCTGTCGGGATCAACGATTTGTACCGTAGTTGCATACCGCCCGCGCCCCGGTCCTAACCTGTCTGCGCGGTACTGTAAAACGGCGAGCGCATCACCGTCTAACAATTTATGCCTGAATGCCAGACGCAACATCTGTGAAACTGTCTGCTTGCGCTCAACGTCACAATAACGCCCCGGATCATAAGCCCATGAGCGCCAGTGCGCTTCAACAACCTTTCCGTATTCATCAGCCCATGTTGCATCAAACGCTTTATTACCGGTCACCAGCGCCAACATTCTGTAATCAGGCTTAATGATTGGCCGGAAATTAGCCCCGATAGCATTATCGAGAACACGTGTTATCGCACCACTAGCCCAGCCGTCATTTCTTGCCAGATCACGGACACGCGAAACAATCCGGTCACGATAAATATTGATTTCGTTATCGGGTGACCACAGCGCCGGTTGCCAGTTCGCCAGCTGATCGCTGGATGAATCCGCCGCGTCGTACGGTACCCGACTGCCACCAACCAACATAGACATCTTAGGCCGGGAAGGTGGCAGCGGTTGACCGTCCGGGCCTAAAATTCTTACTGTATTCATCAGAACCTAAACCTTACCGGCCTGCGCGGCCTTGCTACGATACCTAACTGGGCTTGCAAGAGCTGAATTAGTGCCATCAGATCGGCAATGCCTGATTGCTGATAGGACACTGAGCGTGTGCCATCACCCTGCGTGTATGAAAACGAAACGCCGCGTTGCCCGGATGCTAAGTCAATATATGCCTGTTGTGCTTTCGTCAATGCGTCTTGAAGTTGCTCGCGCGTCATTGCACCAGCAAGCAAGCTCGTTTTTGGATTAAACATAGTGATCCTTATCAGGAAAATGGCTGTCCGTATTTCAGGGGCCACTATAATTAGTGGTAAATATGAACCGCTTATTTAAAAAGGGGGGCAATATGTCAATATTTGATGATCACGAAATAGAATTACCCGCATGTCCTGAGTGCGGCATCAAGACGAAAAAGAAAATCAGATGGCTCAAGAGTCATCGTTATTTCATTTGTCGCTGCGGTAGTCGGATTAATATCGACAGTAGCAAGATGACAGCAAAGATCAGGAGCGTTGAGAGCAAACTTAACAAGCTGTTTAAATAAAGCTATATCAATCACAATTTTGTTTAATGGTAAAACTAGCCTGTCTATATCATCAGTACAGACAGGCTTTTGATTTTTATCGGGAACATTAAGTTTCATATATGATACCTAAGACGGCAAAAGTTGAGACATACGTTTTCGTTTCTGCTTTTCCGGCTCTTGAATAATGACTCCGGGATATTGCAGGCTGATTTTTTCTTCCGGCTCTGCGGGCGCTGGCAATAATCGGCCCGGATTTTCTGTGATGCTTGTGACTAACGCATTCAGTTTCAGCCCCATGTGTAGCAGTCCACATAACGCCGCATACGCATAAACTCTACAGTCCAGCGCTTCGTTTGCACGGCCCGGTAATTGTTCCCAGACTCGGAAACGTTGCCCGCCAGACTCTTTTAATACAGAGCGTTCAGCTAACAGTTGGCTGAAATAATTCAGGTCCCTGTCTGCCGGAAAGTGCATATAACTGGCTGACGCCTCACCGGGCAGCGGGGGATCGATATGTAACCGGCCACGGATAGTATCTTTTGCCGCATTAACACCAAGAATAATGGGCTTGAAACTCGACTTGGTGCGCGGTGTAGGTTTTTTTGTCGGCCAGACTGGGGAGCGCTTGCCGCCCCGTGCCGATTCTCCCTTTATAGCCCATATCCGGCGACCAATTCTAGCCTTAGAGAACTCATAGACTTGTTGGGTATGGTGTCCGCCAGAGTCCATACACGCCGCCATGATAGTAAAACCGCGCCCGTCAGCTCGCCGCCAAACTTGCTTCAAATAAGCATCCAAACGTTTCCACGGTTCATCAGTTTCAAGATCACCTTCTATCACATCATAAGCAATTGACCAGCTTTCTTCATTGCGACCCCACCCGACAATTTCAATTTCGAATCTGTCATCTTGCGTATCAATACCCGCAGTCAACACAGCCACGCCATCAGGGACTTCTGCCGAAAAGACTTCACAACGTTCTAATAACCGTTTCTCACTGAGTGCTTTCTCACCCCGATCTTCATAGGGTTCACCTAAAACAAGGTTAATAAATGTCTGGCGCATTAACGGGTCATTTTTTACCCGTAACCATTCTGCAACTAAGTATTTCCACGCGGCGTTCGGAAACAAACTGTATCCAGCCCAGATATGAAATCCGGCATGACCTTTAAACGGCTTCGTTGCCTGCCACTCTCCGCGCTTCACCATTCTGGCTTTTTCGTTGTGATGGATCACACAGCCGTTGTGACGACAAACATAGTAAGCCGTGTCCGGTAAACCATTACCGTTCTCGTCTTTGTCCCACTTGATCCCGTAGGGGGTGTCTGGGCCGCCCCATTCAAGAACTTGATATTCATTGCAGTGTGGGCAAGGAACGTAATAATAACGCTGGTCACTATCGCCAAATGATTTTTCAATACGGCTAGTGCCTTTTACTGTCGGGGTTGAACCCAATACGATTTTGCGGTTCCAGAACGTTTCAGAACGCTTTGTACCTAGTGCTATCTGATCACCTTCAACCCCAGCCCCGCCAGATGGGTACCCGTCTACTTCATCAAACAAGATGATCCGACATGTGATACGACGAAACCCGCCCGGACTGTTGGCCCCTACCAGTGTTAAGTTGGAGCCGTTCAAAAATGTCTTTTTCAGGATAGTCTGATTGCTATTCTTTGCTTTGGGGTCACCAGAGATTTCAGCCAGTACCGGTGTGTCACGCAGCATCGGTGCTATTTCCGTTTTACTGTAGTCTTCCGCATCCTCAACACGCGGCTGGACAACGAGTATCGGAGAGGGATCATGTGCCAGATAATAGCCCACTACGTGATCGAGAATTTTTGTATAGCCGACACGCGCCGATTTCATGACAGAGACATAAGTAACAGCCGGGTCTGTTATGGCATCCATGATGCCATCTTGATATGCAAATGACCGGAATCGCCCTGTTTGAGCACTAGTTTCTTTTGATAGTACAGCGTATTTATTGGCCCATGCACTTAATGAAAGCGGTTCGGGAGGTCGGATATCAGGGCGGCGCTTATATAATTCTTGTGTGAAATTTTGCCAGGCGGAAGCGTTAACTTTCTCCTCGTTGTTTATTATCAAGGCTTAATTCCTCCATTGCCTCGTAAACCACTTCCTGTAACGCTTGAACAAATTCCGTATCATTAGTGGTAGAGGCCAAGACACGTAAGCGAGGTCCGTGTTCAGGAGCAATAGCAATCAGACGAGTGCGCATTCTTGAGTACTCTTGTCCAACAGCCTCGATCATGTCTTTATACGGCAGTACCTGACCGGATTTAATTTCATATTCAAGTTGAGTAAGCAACGCGAGAAAGTTTTCTTTTAACGTCCGGGCTTCGTCGAATGTCATCGTTGCGCCATTTTCTGCGATCATCCGCTCAACAATTTTTGTCGCTGACTCAGTGCGTCCGCTGTCAGATTTGTTACCTTGGGATCTGTTACCTGACTTGTTACTCTGTTTGTTACCTTCGATTTTATTGTCAGTCCGGGTAACAGATTTGCGATATCGCTCGACGTTAGCGTTTGACGCATCTACATCGATGTCATCACCGTCCAGAACCAGCCAGCCGCGTGCTTTCCACTGTGTGACGGTCTTACGGCTGACGCCGTGCAATTTTGCGAATTCTGACTGATTCATTTGTCAATGTTACCTAAATTTCAAAGAATTATAACTAGTGAAACATCGCAGCGCGCAATGCCCGTGTAATATCAATTACTTAGGAGGGACCCGTTCAAATTAAATGAGAATAGATTGCATTAACTGATGACTGTCTCTGATTGTGTTATAGGATCTTTACTTACTTCAACCTGCACAATGCTCCTGATTCGCCTGTAAACCTCATTACACATTACCCCTCCCAGCTCGTGAGTAACTTGGCATTTGCATAACTCTTCCCTCACTTCATCGACAACTCTTTGAGCATCTTGTTGGGTTGGTAGAGTAACTTTTACATTTAACTCGTACATATCAAATCACCCTGGTTATTTGGCTGTTTTAATAGCTTCATCTAATGCCTGACTCATGGCTTGTGGCATCAATGCATCAGCCATCTTTCGTGCGCGTTCCTGATAACCGAGAATCGGGGTAACAGGTAAAGCATCACCGAACCGAATTAACAATTTCGGTGGTCTTTGTTTTTTCCTCTCTCTGCGAGTACCGTTGGGGGAACGCTTTAACCGCTTTTTGCCCTTCTTGCCCTTTCTGGCTTTCTTACGTTGCCATACTCCATTGACACTATTATGTTCGCTGGTTGTTACTTCTCCGATAAAGACATCCGGCTTGGCTTTCAGTTGCTGGAGTTTATTGCGGGGTAAGTTGCCATACTTGTTTAATTTAATGTTCTTCGGATTTAATAACGCGCTGCTATTAAGTTTATGTACCCCGCCGACTTCAAGTGGCGTTAAGTAGCTCGCAGCAATATCACGAACAAAGACTTTGGCTTTCAGATTATTCTTGCTCGCACCCACAGAACCCACAGACTTAACAGTAAATGGTGTCGGATTATCCAGCTTACGCTCAATCGCTTTTTTCTCAGCTTGTTCAATCTGCCGGGCAACTTTTGTTAAAGCCTGTGCGGTAGCAAACGGAACTTGTTTCTTTATTTGAGTCAATTTATTAGACAGTTCTTTTAGTCCAGCCATTTCATTTCCTCAAAGTAAAAAGGCCGCCGAAGCGACCTTTAATAAAGATATCAATACAATCTAACGCCTACCACAGGATTGAGATACGTTCGACAAAGCGAGAAGAATCCCACCTTTTAAATTAAAAAATCCCGATTTGTTGTTACATGGCTTACACATTGGCACTATGCGCACGCCTTGCACACTTTCGTTTTGAATATGTGCTCCAACTTCCGCTTTATTACTACAACCAGACACGGAACATTCTGAAGGCCAAGACTTCTCAGTCTGACCCATCCAGTGCTCCATCCATGATCCACAACCGCAACTTAAATTAGATGTGCCATTCCTATTTTTCCAATTTTTAGATGTTATCAATTGTCTTCTCCTTACAATAATTAATAAAAGGAGATATAAAATAACCACAAAGAGATCGTTTTTTCAACAAAAATAATAAGTAAAATTAATAATAATCAATTAATTAAACTATAATATTAATAACAAATCCTATCGAGCCACTATTGAAATAGCGACTGCAATATGAGCCCGCTTTTAACCACCTCGCCTGATATGGTTCTGTTGTACCCCTACAACGAGAAATCATCTAGAATTAACTCACCCCTACAAAAGTGAGAAATATCAATATGGATAATTACCCAAGAGAAATTCAACGTGAATTACTTGAGTTACTAGCCGACCCTGAATACGGCGGGTTTGATGTTTATGAGTACCGAAATTTTATAGATAAATTTTCAAGTGAAAATATATTAATTGCCAACCTTGAATATCTAATAGGTCATGGGCTAATTACTGGCAGAGTAAGCAAGGAATTAGTAAACCCAAACTCGATAAAAATAACATCTAAAGGAATCGACTTTCTCAGCGATGATGGTGGCTTAGGCGCTATTTTGAATGTAACGGTAGTGAAATTTCATGACGATACAATAGAAAAAATAGCCCAATTTATAGAGTCGTCTGCTCTCCAAAAACAGGATAAAGAATCCTTTTTGAAGCAACTTCGAACCCTTCCCGCAGACGGAATAAAACATTTGATGACAAAGCTAATCGACCTTGGCCTGGCTCAAGGTCCTGCCGCATTTCAACTAATTTCATCAGTGCTCCAGTCTTAGAGAACTCATCATCATCTCTTAATTTTGTAAATCGCCCATAGCCAATTTCTTTTGACAGGAGAACCCAAAAGTCCTCCTGTTCATCGGTGTGTATGAAAAAACCATTTTTATGAAAGTAAGCGCTGTATATCGTTACAGATAACTCACCCATGCCATTAATATGCATATCAGCCCTCACTGACATTTCCAAATCGGAAACGGTTGTAATCAGAATTTCCTGCTTCCCGGCTTGATAAATCCCCGGCATTTTAAATACCGTGTCGGATTGAATCACTACTGTTGAGCACTCTGTTAGCAGAATGCTCTGAATGAGTTGCTAGTCTTCATTAGTTGGCAACCGTAGAGATATGTCTATTGTTGATTTAAGTTATTGATTTCTCCGAGGTCCTCACTTTAGGAACGGCTTGACTGAGCTGTATTTACTCGCCCATGCTTTCGCTATATGCAGACAGTCGTCATACATCTTGCCCTTTCTGCTTGCTGAAGAACTGCGGCGATAGTGATCGACTGCTTTGTCACTTGCCATGCCTGAGATTGAATCTGAATAGCCGAGCTTAACTAACTCAGCTTGTACATTATTAGCTATGAATTGCTCGTGGTTCATGCCTGCGGTTCTCCGTCCGGGAAGTCATCAAAGCCGGGCAAAGTAAGCTGCGATAATTCCAGAATAACTTGCTTGGCCTTGCGGAGTTTCTTTAGATGACGCTTACGAAGATTCATCATTTCACTACCCGGTCTACCAAAGTTGCTATAAGACCACTTATCAGCGGCCACCAGCCGATTTTGCATTTCACTAAGTGTCAGTGACTTTAAGCTTTCCATGTCCATCAAAGAGAGATCTGTCTGATTCTCCTTGTCTGCTAAATCCAATAGCCAGCGACGAAGTTGTTTAGCGACTTCTGTATCAGCAAGCATCCCTAATAAATGCGCTCCCCGAACAGAAAAAATCCTAACTTTCTTACGAAGATTACTGTAACCCTTTGATTTTTCCGTGGGGGTCAAATTGGCCTCCTCGGCATCAATGGGCAGATTCACAGTCGTAGTCATGTCTTCCGAGAACTCATCTTTATTTCTCTTGTATAGCTTGTTGACTGATTTATCATCTTCGTATTCCAGTAGCTTGGTCATTTGTTTGCCGGTAAACCAGATTTTCCCATCGCCGTTATCGAAAGGAACAATAGTGTGATTTTTGAAAGTTAATGTGTTCATTTGCGTATACCTGCTATTTGAAATGAACCCTTGCCACATTAGGAAACCAGCCCACCGAGGCTCGCCAGCCATAGCCGGTATCCTCAAGAGCTCATTTCAAATGGATCAGGTTCGGTGTGATTAGTGGCGCAATGTGGTGCGCAAAATACGGATATAAAAAAGCCCCGATTAACTGGGGCTGTTACTGACACTGAGTTTTGATGTAGTCCTGCAAGTATTTAGTTTGCTTCTCATTCTCAACAATCATTCTTCGGAGATCGAAATAATCTTGTTCAGTTGCCGGGTTAAATCGTGGGGTTCCTGCATGGCCCATGCTGCCAGAGGAACCGGTTTCGCTTTGATTACAGGTTGCCGCGATACGCAACCGCTTACGACCAGCGGCAACATCACCACGCAGAGCATCAATTTCAGATTTGGCATTGGCAAGCTCCTTGGTATGTTTAACATCAAGCTCGTTTAGCATCGTGATGTGAGAGTTCTGATAGTTGATAGTGTCTGTGAGTTGCTGAATGTCTTCTTGCTGCTGCTTTGTGACACGTTGCTCTCTCTGTAACTCAGCGTGATAGTAATACGCTGTCAAAGAAATAAGGATCAATGCGAGTATCGTGTAGTAGTGAGCGTTGAATTTCATAGCAGTAATACCAACAACAAAAACCATGACCAGCTGATCAATGCACATATCACAGCAAATAATGTATCACTCATATTTCTACCCTTTTCGGAGGCTCATGATAAAAACATCGATCTTTCTGATGCCCGTCGTGCATTAAGACCCGGCAATACACGCCCACCAGCCATGTTCCATCTCATAAGCTCATCCGCCGCTCCGCGGTAGTCACCAGCGTTGAGTTTCTTAAGCAACGTAGAACGAACGAAAGCACTAGCGCCACAATTGAAGATAAATGAACACAGTGCATCAAACTGGCCCTGCGTCAGCGGCACTTTAACATTCGTCTCGATAGTGATGTAAACCGGGGCTAAGTCTTCAAGTAAGAACTGAGTAGCTTGCTCATCAGTAATTGCATCACCGGGTTTTACTCCCCTTGTGTGACCGTAGCCGATTGTCCAAACGTTAGCTGGGCAACGGTACGCAGTCAGACTACAACCCTCATATCTCTTGAGCGCTTTTAAGCCTTTATCACTGATTTGCATCTGATACCCCCGCTTTATTACGTAAAGTCCCGCGCATGAGTTGACCGAAAAAATCAGTTCCCAAATAACCAATAATGACACTGCCGATGTAAGCCAGATCCGTGCTCAGATTTAAAAAGACGAGCAAGTCACGAATAAACCATGCGATAAGTGCACACATCATTGCATCAATAACTGTCTTCCAGAACTTACCGCCGTTATATCGACCCCGGAGATAAGCCATTAAGCCGGCCAGTCCCGCACCTAAACCTTGTTCTTTGACTGATAGCAACCATAACCATAGCTGCATCCAGATGTCTGGTTGCTTGTCCATGAGCTTCATATTCCACCCCCGCTGGGGATTAACCCCGCTGAACGGGTGTGAAAAGAAAAAGGCCGCGTCAGATCGCAGCCCTTGAAGTGTTGCCGGGTATTTCACGCCCGGCGCGTGGTACTCTCTTAATTCCTACAAATACACAGGAGAATTATTTTGGCAAAATTTTACAATTTGTGGCACGCCATTAAGGCTAGGGTTTGCAACAACCATGATGTCGACCCTAATTATTTTGATGTTTATAGTAGTGATCATCAAATTTGTTGTTTGAAAAATCGGGCCGCGCAAATCTTCATATTAGAGGCGATCCTCCACAAACACCGTCAGCAACATGGCACTATCTTTGAGCCACTAGAGGGTGAGAAAGCATTGCATCATCTGATATTCCTGAAAACGAAATGGAAACCTTCGGAAATTAGGGCACTTTCCTTAGAGGATAGTCTGCTTGTGATCCAAGATGAAATGCACCTTGATAACCTTCCTGAGGAAGCCCAACGCGTCATTGATGCAATTAACCTACCTAAGGCTATTTCTTTCCGTTCTGATGATATGTTAGATGAGGACTGGGTTCCCAAGGAAAACTCAATTTACCTTCAAACTCATGTTTAAAGTTGTCTAAAATCACATCAATCTCTGAGAGCCGTTGTTCTAATGCGGCTCTTTCTTGTTTCAGTTTGTTGAAGTAAGTGACATGCAATCTTTGCTTATCTAACCAATCCTCCAAATATTCAGAAGACATATTCGGATTGTAGAAGTACGGTTGGTTATCGCTCATGATAAATCTCCAGATACAAAAAAGGCCACGCAATGCGTAGCCCTATATATGAAAAAACCCCGCGGGAAACGAGGCTTGGGATTCGGTTAAGACACATAAGATACACTTACGGCAATCTTACCCTATAATTGTTGTCCATTTGGTCATTGGTGTCAACACGTTTTATGCAATTTTTTTAACTTTAGATACACGTTTACGTATTTTAAATGCATTTTTCAGAGGCTGGTACAACATGTAAACACTGGCGCTAAGAATTTCGTCAACTTCTCTCCTGCATGTTCTATGTGATGGCTTCTTAAGTCGCCCCCCTGAGCGAGTCATCATTTTGCGGGGATTTGCGACCTTGTGATAGTAAGATGCGATTGACAGTTTTGAGGCTCCATGAGCGTAGTAACTCAGTAAAATACCGTAAGCTTTCTGATCAATGAACATAACGGAATCGACGACCTGAGAAATCAACATTCCATCATCATCATTACATACCAGCCTATCTTGATTTTTACGGGGTTCTACGCTCACCATGAATTTATAAATCATGTTCATCTTGCACTTATCAATACGACCGCTATAGACCCACGTCCCCCATAAACTTAACCAGCTATCAATCCAGTCGTGCTGCTCTTTAGTGAGTTCATAATTTCTTATTTCCATCATCCCACCCCCTGAGAACTGAATGACATTTGTCATATTTAGTTGAAAACATGACTGAGTGTTTTTTGCCCCTGACTCTTCGATCCTGAATAACTCTCAATCGAGCATGTTCACATTGCAGAACAATAAAACTTTTCCTTGTCACTCCATGCCTAAACCGGGCTTCTTCTATTGCTGACTCAATATCAGTGAAGATTGTCATTGCTTAAGCTCCTGAGCTTCTCTTTGTAGTAATCGCGGATCTGCTCGTAATCATCACGTTTCAATTTCGGCAAAGCATGATGAGACATCAATCTGTCGAATCGCTCTTGCCCAATTTTCTCAATCAGACAAGGTTTATAGTTAATGATATTTCCTGACAAATGGTTATTGCACGGAGCACATTGTTTATGAACATTATCTTCATCAAATCTCAGCTCCGGATGAGCCTTAATTGTTAGATAATGCCCTGCCTGATATTGCCCATCATGAAATCGACCACAACTGATACACGGCTGGCACTTATCTCTTTCTCTGATAAATGCATTAAACGCTTGTTGCGCCTGACTTTTGAAATATGAAAGTGGCTTGACTGCTAATCGACGGGCTTTAAGTTTATCTTTCTTCTCTGCTAATTCTTGTTGCTGTTTCTTTTTAAGTGCCTGCTCTGCTTTCTCTCTGTCCCTATTTCTTTTTCTGATTGCTAATTCAGTGCCACAATTTGGACTACACCACCATACATTTTGATATTTCGGCATAAACCACTCGCAGCATATTTTACACTTTCTCCTTGCCGGTTTTTTCATTATTCCAGCTCCTAGATTTCTTGAGTTTCAGATAATCCTATAATTTCAGGCGTGGTAAATAGACCGACACCCAAATCTCCGTCGATACTTCTGAATATCATGTCATGAAGCGGCTCTCTATCGGAATCCCGATATCGGGTTGAGTGATATTCAGCTCTATTATGCTGCATGTAATAATCGCCCTCAATATCGTAAATCTTGCCTTTTTCTAGTTTCATTTCTCCTGCCCCTCACTCATCATCAAAAATACAATCATTGCTGCTCTCAGCGGATTCTTATCGTTAACTTCAATGCAAGCATTATGATACTGACGCGCTGACCAAAAATCATTTACATAGACTAAACTTATTTTATTCTTAATAACAATTGGCATTGCATCAGCGCAATCATTGCAATAATCGAACACATGATTACGCTGTCGAATATTAATAATTTCTGCAAAGCTTTCTTTGTATTGCTGAATCAGTACTAATTTATTAATTTCGAAATCTGACAATTCACTGTATTTATTTCTCATTTCTATTTCTCCGTCTATCCCACTTTGATTTCAATAGCTGATAAACATAGTCAAATGTTTCAACTTCTGATTCCGTGGGAACTGGCTTTGATTTTTTATTAGATGGGACTTTATAGATTAGATTATTGATGACTCGTTGAGTCTGTGATGTTCTATTCACATATTATTCTCCCCACATTTACACCTGCATCCCTCAAGATGATGTGGGAATGCACTATCTAAATCAAAAAACCAGCTCCTGCAAATCGGGCAAAAAAGCCCCTCCCATGGCATTCCATATTCAGACATCCATGCTCTAATTTGTGGCGATATAGGAATTGGTGGTATGCAACTGATATCGAAATTACGCAAACTCAATTCATGTTGAGCTGCATCAAAACGTGAACTAGCACTAGCCAGACTCTGTCTTGTTATCAATAATTGCTTGCGCAGCCAGCGGTTATCTTCGTAGAGTTCGCCAATTAATTTATTTTGATGCTCAGATATTTGTTTAGCCATCCTGCTCCCTCTCGAGTTTCATATATTCGCTGTTATCTGGTATTGTCACGAAACAACCAATACCAGCCGCCCATTGCTCAACCTTGTTCATGAAATAGAACATCTCGCCAGTATCTAGCCCGGATGTGTGACGGAGCGTCCTGACGTGTTCTACTTCCTGAGTACTGAAATCCATGCGATCAACCACTTCATAGCCAAGAAATGTATGCTTCAGCATTTCTTTAACTTCTTCTGATGAATATATTGCTCCATTGGCACATAGATAACGACTTATCTCACCAAACCACAAATGTGCTGTTGCATTCTGAGATAATGAGCGTTTATTTTTCCACGGCTTAATAATAATGCGATGCGGCTGTTTCGTTTGAAGGGTCTCTTTTAATATTTCCCATGCTTGGGATTTATTCGATTCGTGAAAACAAAAATCAGCTTCCATTTAGCCCCCATTATTTATTCTCTTATTCCATACCTGAATAGCATCACCACCACAAAATGGGCACGGCAATAATTTATTCGTCATGTTAAATCCTCTGGTGGCTGTGGTAATTCCATCCAGTGACCGACTGCATTTAAATCCATATATATATCCCCCGATGGTATATAAAATCCATTTTCTTCGTCCATTGATAAATACCCGCAATAAACTCGACCTGATATTACAATTAGCACGGTTTTTATCGATTCCGGCAATCTGTCACTGCATTTAATCCAGTTCATATTAAGAATCCTTCTTGTGTGAATTTAAATTGAATTTCCGTCTGATTTCTGCGAGATGATTTAATGCCCGCCCATTGCTGCTCGGAATGTGTAATTTAGGGATCTGCTTAACTGGGGCGGGTATCTGCTCCCCTGATTCCACTCTGCGCGACATAGCGATCAGCTCCGTGCTACAGCGTTTACGTAACTCAGACTCAGTTAAATTCAATCCGCGCATCTGTGAATACAGCCTTGTCACCATCCAGTAGCAAGCGTTTGACTGCCATGGGTAATTCTCAGGAGAGCTGTATAGCCCCCGGCGAGCACTGTAATCCATGATCATATCGTATAATTCCGACTCATCCGGCAGCCCGGCACTTTTGATACCGCCCTGTTTGCACCACGCGACGAACTGCCCCGGCGACGGCAAAAATGGCGTATCTTGCTGCCTTGCGATCTTCATTCCGGCATTGACTTGTTCAACTGTTCTGATGCCATTCTCAGCGAAAGCGAGAACCCATTGCCGCCGTAGTTCGTTAAAATCATCCTGTGTTTTGATGGCAAGCATCAAAGCCGGAAAAGCGCCTTTTAACTGACGAAATAACTCATTGAAAATTTCTGCGGCTTGTCTTGTGACTTGTGTTCCCTGTTGTGGTTTTTGAGATCCGGCCATAGCCTGCAAAGCCCGGCTATCCCGATTCTGTACCACAGCAGCAAGATTTCTCATATCGTTAGCCCTTCTATCCAATCTGTATTATTAAAATCCAGATTCTGCTTTGCGCGCGGTGGATATTTGGGCTTGAATAACCCCTGCCACCCATTAGCTATGCTTGTGTTAATGACATCAACAGGATCATGCCCATCGTCAAAACACTCTTTGAGTAAATCAAATGCCTTTGTAACAGTAAGTTGGGTTTTAATTTGCTTGTCAGATTGCTGTCTGTACGAAACCCATTCATGCCAGATAGACGGATCTAACCATTCAGGGATTTCTACCTGATGAGCATCAAACTTTGATTTTTTATTTTTGGGGACTATAGGGGTAATAGGTTCTTTGACTGGTTCTAAAGAGTGACTGGTTCTGGGTGCATCTCCTGCACCACTAACCGGTGCAGCATTTGCACCACATGGTGCAGAAAATTCACCATAGGGTGCATCTCCTGCACCACTATTTTTTACACCGTTACTCAGTGTTAAGTGATAGACATTTGACCTATTTAATCCGTTCTCAGACTTTCTTTCTTCAATCCAAAGAAAGCCATCTTTAACAAGCTGTTTAATGTGATTCTGAACAGACCGCTCCGACATTTCACATTGTTCGCCAATATAAGGTATTGATGGCCAGCACTCCCCCTGATCATTCGCATTATCTGCAAGTTTTAGTAAAATTAATTTTCGGAGCGGATTGCCCACTTTTACGCTCATTGCATGAGCCATTAAGTTCATACTCATTGTTTAGCCCCTTATCTATTCTCTTGAATTCAATTACCATCATTGAAAATAATTGGCTTCTCTGTCATGATTGCCTCGCTATTAGTGGTATAGGGGAAAGTGAGAGTTCCCCCCCCCCCCCGCTTGACTCATATTTGATTAGCCTCATCTGCTGTAACAGACGGGGCGCTTTCTCTGATATGCTCAAGCATCTGCAACAATGCTTTTGCTGCCTCTTTTGCTTCCTCTCCATGAAACGCAACTGTTTGAGATGGGTTCTCAAAATCAATAGCTTCCAGTACTTTGCAAAATTTGTTCAACATGCAATCGTTGCCAGATATCCAGCGGCTTATCTGTGAATGATGAACTCCTACCATCTTTGCAACTTCCGTGTTGCCCTTCGCTGCAATCCCATTCCTGATCACATCCTCATACTCCTGAGCTTTAGTGCGTGTTTGTGCGATATCCATACGTCATACTTTCCCAAATAAAATAAAGTTAATAACCCTCAGTGGGCTACGCTCCCCGCTTATGCGAGGAATCCCCACAGTGGCGGGGAGGCGGATTGTTAAAGAGCGGGCGAGCTATACCGGCTCGCGCGGTTGTTTATTTACTTACTTGGTTTGGAAATGGCTTAATTTCTTCAGCCTTTACTCGACCATCTGGGAATTGAATAACGAAAATACTTCTACCCGTGCGTAGTGCTTTACTTACGGCTGTTTGGTGACAACCAATCTCATCTGCTGCCTTGGCTTGTCCCTTTTCGAGCACGTATTCCGATAATGGGATTGTTCTCACTTTTAATTCTCCTTGTAACCCATAAAACAAATAATACTGGCGGTATTACAAAAATGCAATACCTGCGGTATTTTCAATTTAATAACTACGGTATTAAAATTAAGGAATGAACAAGAAAAAACCTTTGACTCAAGAGCAGTTAGAAGACTGCATGAGATTAAAATCAATCTTCGAATCTAAGAAAAAAAAATTAAATCTTAGTCAACAAACTATTGCCGATGAAATGGATATATCCCAGGGTGCAGTGGGCCATTATTTGAACGGTAGGAATGCACTTAATGCAAAAGTGGCATCAACTTTTGCAAAGATATTGAATGTTTCTATTTGTGACTTTAGCCCATCTCTAGCTGCTGAAATCACAGAATTGTCAACAACATGTGTTGGCAATAATGAAAAAAAAGAGTTAACAAAAGCAGCAAGATACTTAACGCCCGAACAAGAAGAATTGCTTAAAGCTTTTGACAATCTACCAAGAGATGAAGCACAACGCGTCTTGCGCGAGACAAAAGCAAAAGCAGCGCATTTTAATGCAATTTTCGCAGAAATGCTGGCGAAGAGGGGCAGTAAAGCAGGTTAATGATATAAATTACAAGTGCAAATATTAACTCATGAAATTGTTACGTTTGTCATATTTTTAATAAAGGAATGGAGATGAGCGATAAAAAACACGAGGCGTGTTAAATAAGAGCCTATGAAAACATACGAAAGTGTCGGCGCAAGACTTAAGCGCCTTAGAAACCAACGAAAAATGAGTCAAGCGGCACTCGCGGAACAGTGTGGCTGGGCTTCTCAGTCAAGAATAGGAAACTATGAATCTGGTACTAGAAATGTCAGCGCTGATGATGCGGTTATTTTATCTAAAGCCCTCGGCGTTTCTCCATCCGAACTAATGTTCGGCGATAACACAGAATCTCAACAAGGAAGTGAAGTCAGTGAGATATGTACAGAATTATCAAAGAGACAAAAAATTCTTCTTGAATTGTTTGATGAACTCCCGGATAGCGAAGCTGACGAACTTTTAAAAACTCTTGAAGAAAAAAAACGGTATTACAATCAATTACTAGAAGAACTATCACAGAAGAAAAGCAAAAAGAAAGCATAAGGAGTTTTTTTAATAACCAAAGTGCTCCCTGTGGGATGGGGATGGATCAGCGCCATTTAACTTTAGGAATCATATAGATATGCTAGAAATTATACCATATGGATCACAATGAACTTAATAGGATATCACGGTACGGATGCAGAAAATGAGGCATCAATATTAAGCGGGAACTTCAAAGCGAGCACCAAAAATGACGAATGGCTCGGAACTGGCGCGTATTTTTTTATTGAAGGTATAAGTGAGCCTGAGAATAACGCAATCTGCTGGGCTAAACTACAATCATACGACAAAATAAAGAAATGTTATAGATATACTCAATTTTCTGTAATAAGGGCTAATATCAGCATAAACAATCCATTAGATTTAGATTCCTTGGAAGGGAAAAAGGTGTTTAATTATTTTAGAGATGAAATAATCAGCATAATGAAGCAGAACAATATCCCAGAAACGGAGTCTTTCAGAAACTCACTCAGGAATGATTGTGAAATATGCAATTATATAGCAAAATCAATAAGTTGTGACGCCGTCATTAGAAGCGAGTACATCAAACTTGACTTATGGTCAAGAAAAAATGTGTATAACTCAAGAATCCAAAATTGTACAATAGTGAGCATAAGAGAGCCGTCTCAGTCTATTGATAAAAACTCATTAACTGTTACCCAAAGAGGAGAAGTGATATGAAAAGTCAAATGCAACTAGCACAAGAAGCTATCGCTCGTCTGAAATCGATGAGTAGGCAGGAGCTAATATCTGAGCTAGTGGATGCTGGAATTGCCGATACAACATCTTCTTTTATCTTTGCCGGATTCAAGTTTTTTCCTGACGCACAAGGCAGCGTCATAAGCTACTCAAGCAAAGAGCATAAATTGTGCTTGTCATTCTAATTATGGATAGGCTATGAATTTTAATATCGTAAATATGAGGGTCACTCACATAAAGTTGGATGAAGTAGGTGATCCCGATAATCCAAAAAAAAATCATATCAATCTAAAAAATATTCTTTCATTTTATGAAGATGATAGAAGTCGAGCAACCTTAAAAGCCGCAGTTAAAGTGACAACTGAATCCGGTTTTTATGTCGAATTTGATTACTGGTTCAGTATTCAGTTCGAAAATGAAATTACCATAGAGCAAGAAAAAGATTTTTTGGGTAAAGATACAGTGGATTCAGTAACGTACCCATATATTAGAGCGTTTCTTTCTAATTTAATGAACCTTTCTGGCTACAAAGTTGTTAACCTGCCAATTATGAAATTTTAGTTAGCCCTCCCATGAGGGCTTTTTTACGCCCTCTCCCCACCAAGCTAGCCAAAACCTCATCCCTAGAAAATTTTTTTCAAAATAAATTCATTTTAAAATCATAATGATACTAATTTTTCATCATTTTTAAATACCGCAGGTATTGCATTAAATTAATACCGCAAGTATTATTAATCACATCAAAGGCACACAGCAAACAGGCAAGGAAAGCCCACGAAGTAGCCGCTACCGGCACATGAAGAGGTAGATGATTCGCAAGTGCTAAGAAACAACGCAGTACCAGTAATACAAAGCAGTTTCGCTCTTTAACAAATAAGCTCCCGCCATTGTGGGAAATACTCGAAGTGAGTTTTGGGGTGTTGTGACTGAGCCTAAAAGTAATCAGTCAACTCATTCACAGATGAGACTGTATCAGGACTGCGGGAGGCACAACTGTGATAGGGCCGCAACGTAGCAATCACAACACCACCAAAACTTACTGATGAGGGTAATCAAATGAACAGGATCACTTACTTACCGCGCACAGGTAAGACGAATTCGAAGCTCCGCCGCTATATTGCGAGAGGTGAACTGATTGCACGTAAAGCAGCAGAGGCCGAAGGTAATCAGCGCTCAGTTGATGAAATTATCGATTCAATCATTAAGCCGGTCGATGAAACTGATGTTTTGGCAAACCTGATCATTGCTTTAAAGGGTAACGATAAGCCAGAAATCACAGGTAGTCACTGCTTATCAAATACGTTTCTCTATTCAGTCAAGAATAAGAAAAGTAGCAATATTACAGCAAGATAATGAATATTTCGCCACGCAGGGGAAAATAGGGAATTACTGGCAGGGAAGCTAATTATTAATT